ATCTAGATGTCCTAGCAACAGAAGTTTATCAAAGCACACTAACAGGCAGAGCGTTTAACGAGTCTGTCAAGAACCTAAGTCAAAGCATCAACGGCATTTATATCTCATCGGACTCATTAGAGGCTAAGAAATTAGTTGACATTGCAGCCAATGGATCAGCGGCACAAAAGGCGGCAGCGGTAGAGAAGCTACAGACTCTCTATGGCAGAGATGCAACCGGGCGCAACCTAAGACGCTATTCAGTACAGATGATGCAAGACAGCCTCATGCAATTTGATGCTTCTATTAACACAGCAATAGGCAAAGAGTCAGGCGCTGAGAAGTGGAAGTATTACGGATCAAGCATTAGAGACACGCGGCCATTCTGTCGCAAGCATCAGGGTCAGACGTTCACAACCGAAGAGATACAAGAAACGTGGTCAGGGTCATGGGCAGGAAAAGCGCCTGGTGATCCTTTCATCGTTCGAGGCGGCTACAACTGCCGTCATCATTTCCGACCAGTATTTGAGGAGTAAACCATGCCAAAAGGTAAAGGAACATATGGGTCAAAAGTAGGAAGACCCAAGAAGAAAAAAAAGAAAGCTAAATAGAATTTTTAACTACTCCAAAGGGAGGTTCGTACACATGAGCGATTCAGAAATCATGGCAACAGAAGCTGAGACTGAAACAGCGGCAGTAGAAACTCAGGAGAAGACGTTTACACAAGCCCAAGTAGACAAAATGATCGCAGGTAGATTGGAGCGACAAACACGCAAGTTTGAAAGCCAGATTGGTGACATTGATTTAGATCAAGCCAGACAGGTTCTAAAAGAGCGTGATGAGTCCAACCTACAAGCTCAAAAAGAGCGCGGTGAGTTTGAATCTATCTTAAAGGATACGGTAAGCAAAAAGGATCAGGAAATAAACGCATACAAGAGCAAGCTACATCAAACACTGGTTGACGGTGCTTTGTTGTCTGCGGCCTCTATCAACAATGCGGTTAATCCCGATCAAGTTTCTACTCTGCTAAAGAATCAAGTTCGATTATCAGAGGATGGGACTGTTGAAGTAGTAGATGGCAATAACACCCCTCGCTACAACGAGAAAGGTGATTTGTTATCTGTTAGTGAAGCGGTATCAGAATTTCTCACTGTCAATCCTCATTTTGTGAGGGCATCGGCAGGCGGTTCTGGCAGTCAGGGTAATTCTGGCGGCTCAGTCCAAAAAACAATGACTCATCAAGACATGGTAGACAATTGGGAGAACGGTGGCCGAGAGGCCTTTGCCGCATCCAAGCGTTAGCCATCTTGATTTAACTTAATGAAATAGACCGCCATTTGGCGGTTTTTTTTCGCCCATAGAAAAGGCAATTAATCATGGCAGCAACAACTAGTGCAACACTTGACGACCTGTTTGCGAATATCATCGCACAGGCTCGATTCACCGCTGAACAGCAGTCTCTTATGCTTGGTTTGGTAACTCCCTATAACATCGGTGCAACTCCGGGTAAGACAATACAGATACCTAAGTACCCCTCAATCGCAGCAGCGGCTTTGACTGAAGGCACTGATATGTCCTCAACCACTGTCAGCACTTCATCAGTGACTGTAACTATCGCAGAAGTTGGCGCACAGGTACTCTTAACTGATCTTGCGCGTGACGGACACGGCAACCCTGCAACTGAGCTAGGAACTGTTCTAGGTTCAGCTATTGCTAAGAAAATGGATCAAGACCTCCTTGCTCTGTTTGATGGATTCTCAACCTCTCTGGGTGGGGCAGGAACAGAAATTACTGTTGCTGACATCTTCAAGGCTGTTGCGATTCTGCAAAACAACAACGCGCCTGGTTCTATGGCCGCTGTTATCCACCCATTCACTGCGTACCAGTTAAAGGCTAACTTGACGAACACTTTTGCCAACCCTAACGGTGGCGATGCTCAGAACGAGGCAATGCGTAGTAGCTTTGTTGGTTCTTTGGGCGGTGTTGATATCTTCCAGTCAAGCAACCTAACTGTTGACGGTAATGATGATGTGAAGGGCGCTGTATTCTCTCGCGAAGCACTAGCGATTGCATTAAAGCGTGACTTCCAGATCGAAACTCAGCGTGATGCATCCTTGCGTGCCACTGAGCTTAACGCAACTGCCGTTTACGGTGTTGGTGAGCTTGATGATACTTACGGTGTTGAGTTGTTCTTTGACGCGGCTGTTTAAGTAGTAAAGACAAGCCTCATCCTTTCGGGGGTGGGGCTTTTTTATTGAGGTATATATGGCATTTTCTAGTGACGCGGATTTGATGGACATCATCCCTGACATCCTAAGTTTTGGTATTGATTCGTTCTCTACTGACCACGCAAAAGCACAAGCAGATATCGAGCGAAAGATTCGTGCAGATTGGTGGGATAAGCGAGGGTTTAGTGGTGAGCTAAAAGCACAATACTTAACAGACTCGCAATGGACTCGCGCAAATGCTTATTTAGTCCTATGGAAGTACGCGCTACCGCAATTGACCAACTGGGTTGATAACGATAGATTTTTAGGAATGATTGATTTTTACAAGTCTCGCTTTGCAGAAGAGATCGAGGCTGTATTTAAAGATGGCGTTGAGTATGACGATGATAACAACGGCACGATTGATGACGATGAAAAGACCCCTATCAACGATGGTCGCCTAGTCCGATGAGCCTAGCAGTTAAGGTTGATATCAAGCCCAAGAGCTTTAAGGGCATAGCTAAGAAGCGTCAAGAAGAGATCAAGGCAGGTATTCAAAAGGCTTTGTTTAAGACAGCCGCTATTGGCTTGAACATTATACAAGACAGAACTGCTAAGGGTTTTGACATAAACGGTCAGCGCTTTAAGCCATACAGTGAGAAGTACGCTTTCTTTAGAGCTAAGAAAGGGCGCACCCCGGTCAATGTAGACCTTAACTTCACTGGTGATATGTTGGGCGATATAAGCGTCAAAGCTAACAGCAAAAGGGCTGAAATCTTTTTCTTGCGAGGCACTGAGGCTAAAAAGGCATTTCACAACAATAAAACCAGAGAGTTCTTTGGCTTTAGTCGGTTAGAAGAAAAGCAACTGGCAAAGACATTTGAGAGGTTCTTACCATGAGCGTTAGAGAATCTATTGCAGCAAACATCATTACAACGCTTGAGGATGTCATAGCGCCAGTACGCATAAGCTATGTCACTAGAGAGCCATTCCAGTTTGATAAATTATCCAACGCACAATACCCGGCTGTTCTGGTTAGAACGGCTGATGAGAATCGTGAAGATTCGACCATCGGTGGATCAATAGGCAAGCGCATCGCAACCATTAACTATGAGTTAGTTTGCTTTGTTAAGGCAGGGCTTATTGACCAGGCGAGAAACAACATCATCGAGACAATTGAAGAAGGTCTTGATGTTGACAGAACTAGAGGCGGCTTTGCTAAAGATACGCAGATCACGCAAGTAGAAATAGACGAAGGCTCTATTGACCCTATTGGAGGAGTCATTTTAACCGTTCGTGTCATGTACGAATACACGCGTGGCACAACCTAAATTAAACCAACTGAAATCGACCGCCTTTTGGCGGTTTTTTTTCGTCCATCAAAAAGCATCACATTTTAACTAGAGGAAACACAAAATGGCTACAGTTACAGGTCAAACAGGCGTAGTAAAATTACAATTAGCAGGCGTTAGCGAGGTTGTTGTGGGTGAAGTAACATCATTTACCCTAGAGACATCTGCTGACACTATTGAAGATAGCTCAATGGGCAACACTTCACGCACTTACAAAGCAGGGCTAGACAACAGCACAGTCTCTATTGATTGCTACTGGGATCAAACTGATGCACAGCAGTTAGTATTAGATTCTCGCGCAACTGTTGATTTTGAAATCTCTCCATCTGGTACTGCCTCCGGGTCAAAGAAATACTCAGGCTCTGGTATTGTTACTAGCAAATCAATCAACGCTTCTTTTGATGGCATGGTTGAAGCTAGTTTCAGCATTCAGGTATCTGGTGCAGTCACTGAGGCAGCCCATTAATGGGTCTGGCTAAAGAGTTACGTTCAAGGCGAACAATACCACTGCGCGAGGTAATGGTTGAGGCGTGGGCAGATGAAAAGGGCGTTCCCTTTAAGCTGTTCTGCGGATCAATTAGTTGCTATGACCTTAATGAATTGCAGAAGAAGCATCCTAACTTTCTTGAGAATACAACAATCGGAGCGATGGTTGATCTAATTCTAATGAAGGCAATGGATGAGTCAGGTGATCGACTGTTTACAAGCTCAGAGGATCGCATTGATCTAATGGGTGAAGAGACACAAGTCATATCTGAGATTGCTAACCAAATGTTTGCCGATGTCCAATCTGTAGAGAATGCCTCAAAAAACTAAAACGCGATCAATCAAGAATCAATTTGTTGTCCTTGGCTGATCGCTTGCATATGAGCATTGAAGAAGCAGAGCAAATGTCCGTCACGCACTTTAACGAGTGGATGGCTTACTACCAAATAATGAGTGAGAAAGATGGCTGAAAACACCAAGATTATTATTAGTGCAGTAGATAAAACCAAGAAAGGTTTTAGCTCTGTCACCTCTCGTTTGAAGAAGGTCACTGGCGCAGTCTTTTCAATGCGTACTGCTTTGGTCGGTGTTGCCGGGGTAGCAGGGTTTGGATTACTGGTTAAGTCATCTTTAAACGCAACTGATTCATTAGCTAAGACTGCATCTAAGATAGGCACAACTACTGAGGCATTAAGTGGGTTACGTTTTGCAGCAGAGATCACTGGTGTTGCTACGACAACGATGGACATGGCACTCCAAAGGTTTACGCGAAGAACAGCAGAGGCTGCCAAAGGAACAGGTGAAGCAAAAGGAGCGATCAAAGAGTTAGGGATTAACGCCCAACAGTTAAACAACATGCCGCTTGACCAAAGAATGCTTGTGCTTGCCGATGCGTTTACTGATGTTAAATCTGAGTCAGATCGCCTTAGATTAGCGTTTAAGCTGTTTGACAGTGAAGGTGCTGCATTGGTCAACACGTTAAGTTTAGGGCGTGATGGACTAGCTGAGTTACTTGGAGAGGCCAAAGCGTTGGGCGTTGTAATGTCTAGCGATGCCGCAAAGGGCGTTGAGGATGCAAGCGATGCAATCACTCGACTAAAGGCAATTAGTAAAGGATTGAAAGACCAGTTTGTTGCGGCTCTTGCTCCGGCTATTGAATCACTGGCAAAAAGGTTTACAGAGTTTTTTAAAAAAATTGCTGAAGAAAAAGGTGGTGTTGAGAAGTTTGCTCAAGACATGGCAGTATCATTTCTCAATGCGACTCTTAGCGTAGTTAAATCTCTCGACATTATTATGACTAATGTTGGGAAAAGCTTTCAATTCTTTAAAGAAAAAATATCAGAATTCAAAGCGGTAGCTCGCGCAGTAGACCTTGAAGGGTTTAGAAAAGAGGCTGAAATTGCTAGGCAGGCGTTGAATGATTTAATAGCCGGAGGCACTCCTAACATAAGAGGTCTAGGAGGATTAAAAGGGTTAGATGTTAACCTGTTTACGGTAGCCCGAAGGTTGGCAGAGCTTAAAGATAAAATCATGGACATTGAAGATGATATTTCTGGTGGCGCAGCAATTAATTGGTCAAACATTATTGATTCTGAGGCGTTTGGAACAGAAATAGCTAACTTAATTCAATTGATTGAGGGAGGCGGTAATGGTAGCGGCCTTACTAAAACGGTCACAGAATCTGTTAGTAATATTCGTCTCGCTTTTAAGGCTTGGCAAGACACTGTAAAGGATACCGATGAGATAGTTCAGTCTTTTACAACGCAGGGATTAAACGGTTTAACTGATGCACTAACCGCAGGAATCACAGGCGCGGCTGACTTTGCCGATGCTATAAAGGCAATGGCTAAATCTGTTGTTGATAGTCTTATTAAAATGTTAGTCCAAAAGTATTTAGTTGATGCAGCTTTTGGGTTTATTACCCAGAAAATTGACGGTGGCAGAACAAGCACTGCGCCAAATACAAACATGGGCGCAAATCTTACCCCTAGAAGTTTTAACGGTGGCGGCTTTACCGGGATGGGTTCACGCTCTTCGGGCGTAGACGGAAAAGGTGGATTCCCTGCCATTCTCCACCCAAATGAAACGGTGATCGATCACACGAAAGGTCAGTCTTCAGGAATTATTGTTCAACAAACTATTAATGTCACCACAGGCGTACAGCAAACCGTACGTGCTGAGATCGTTCAACTTATGCCTCAGATCGCCCAAGCCGCCAAAGGCGCTGTTGCAGACGCTAGATTGCGCGGTGGGAACTTCTCCAAAGCAATGTCGGGAGCATAATCAATGCCTTTATCTTTTCCGTCCGTTGGCATAAAGAATATGTCAATGCGACTAAACAGAGTGACCTCAGTTACAGAATCACCTTTCACTTTAGACACTCAAGTAGCCGTTCACCAGGGAGCAAGGTGGGAGGCAGAAGTATCTTTGCCATTAAGAAATCATGCGGAGGCTCGATCAATTGAAGCATTTATCGTCGCGCTTAAAGGTCAATCCGGCACTTTTACTTTTGGCAATCCTCTACACACAAGCACTCTTTCGGATGGCACTGTTGATAGTGCCGCTGTAAGGGCTGAAACTTTAGAGCTTAGTTCAGGCGCGGCATCTGCTATTCCTGCCGGAACATATTTTGAGCTGCTTGGCTATCTCTACCTTGTCACCGAAGATAAAGCGGCAAATGAGGCCACGTTAAACTTTCAGCCACCTTTACGGTTAGCTGTAACCTCCTCTCAACCAATTAAATACAATCTCCCTAAATCGCTTTGGCGCATGGCTACTAACGATGTCGGTTGGTCAATTAGTGAGGCCAGTGTCTATGGCTTTACCTTTGCTTGTGTTGAGGCTCTATGAGTAGGGTTCTTAGTAATGCCATGAAAGAAATGGCGGTTGCCAAAGTAGTTCGTCCCATATTTCTTGTGCGAATGGTTTTTGATTCCTCCCAATTAAATATCTGGTCGGGTGTTGGTGACATTAGCTTTGACAGCGTGACCTATACCGGGCTTGGTGACTTGCTCTCTATAAGCGATATTAAAGAGACTTCTGATATTAGTGCCACAGGTATCAACGTAAGTCTATCAGGCGTTAAATCGTCATTAATAGCCATTGCAAAGGATCAAGAGTACCAAGGCCGAGAGTTGACCGTTCGTTTGGGTGCTTTTAACGAGTCTGGTTCATTAATTGCTGATCCGGTGATTATATTCTCTGGGTTTATGGACACGATGACAATTGCAGAGGCAGGGACTTATTCAACAATCAGCATTGCTGTTGAGAACAAGTTAGTGGCATTTGAACGATCAAAGGTTAGACGATACACCGCAGAAGATCAAAAGATCGATCATCCGACTGACAAGGGTTTTGAGTTTGTAACGTCAATTGTGCAGAAAGAAATAATCTGGGGTCGGCCTACTGGGTCAGCAGGTGGCAGCAGTGGAGGGTCAGGCACTGGAAATGGTCAAAATCCATATCCAAATCAAGACCAATAGGTACGCAATATGCATATAGCGCACGAATCCCTTGGAAGTGTTAAAGAAGACATAAAGCCACTGCTTGAGAAACACTGGTCAGAGACTGAGCCTAATCAAAACACGATTGCACTTGATCCCGATTGGGAGCAATACGCGCTGTTAGATCAGAGCGGTATATTGCGCGTTTTCACAGCAAGAGATAACGGTAATTTAGTAGGTTATTGCGTTGTGTTAATTGCTAAAAGCATTCATCAC